TAGGCTTTTAGCTTAAACCGTATGTTTAAGATGTTCAGAACTATAATTAATATAAACGGTATGTAGTTCATTATTTGCGCTTCTTTCTCTCTGTAAGGATCCTCTCTACGTTCACCCATATAAGAGTACAACCTCCAACTATAGCTATAATGTAATTGATATCAGCTATCCATACAGCTGCACCCCATCCAGCCCATAAGAAGTTAAGCCCCCAACAATGTTGATCCATCATGGCTTACTATGATTGGCTCCAGCTGTTTCTAATAATGCTTTCTCCATCTCTATCATGAGAGCGGTTAATCTTTCTATTTCTGCTTTTGTCATACTGCTGTAATCGTTATATTTGCACCCATTATTACTGTAGAAGAGGAGGCTGGTATTAACTTTAAGTACACGTTAGTAGTTGGGCCACTTGTGAGATTGACTACACTAGTCAAGGAATTAAAATCAAAAGTATTTTTAGAAACAACCGCGCCTGTGGTATGATTAAAGCTACCATAGTTTACAGCCAAGGATGTAGAAGCTGAAGCAAACACTTTAACGTGTGTAACTTTGTACGCTGTGGGGATAGTTATAAAAGCAAATAGCTCTGTTACAGGAGAATTAGTATGTACGCCTAGGTAGCCTGTTATATCATCCTCAACCATTAAAGGAAATCTATTGTAATCATCATTCATATAAAAATCTGTAGGCATGACTTTGATTAATGTAGTCGATCCATGCCACCCATCAGAACCCCCTCCTCCAGCTGCTGCCCAGCTTAAAGCTCCTGATCCGTTAGTTTTTAAGAACTCTCCAGAGGCTCCATCTGCTATAGGGTGCATAGCCCCTAAAACGTCAATACCTATAAGCTCACTCCCCGCTCCAGATTTAGTTATAGGTAAATTAATATCTATCCCTCCTGATCCTGTCGAGGTTGTTACTTTCGTTATTCCATAAGTATCTGTAGTTATGAAGCCTAGTTTTGTAGAGTTATCATTTACTATGTTATCCGCTCCAGGCGTATCAGGTCCAGGAACTGCTGTAGGTAGCCCCCCTCCAGGAGAGCCTTTGCTGTTATCTTGAGTTACTGTTATGCCTGTTATGTTGCGTGTGAGGAACATGCAGTCTATATCGTACTCACTTCGAGAAGCTATAAACCTGAGCCCTGTAACTTGGTAAAAGTTTCCAGCATGATCGGAGTTAGTGAGTATAGTGTACGGATGTATAAACGTACTCCCAGTCTGAAAAAGTGTACCTCTCTCCATACGCCTTGAGAGCTGATTTGCTGCTAGTCTTTCCCTCACTCCTAAACCGTTAATAGAGAGAGAAGCAGTGGAGCTCTGTAAGTTTGTCCACTCTGAGCTATCTACATAGTCAGAGCCATCGTAGATCTGTATAGTACCTAAGTCACTATCCGTTATCCTATCCCCTACTAGAGTAGTTCCCTGATTGAACTCATATCGTGCCGTGTCTGGATTGGTAGCTGTAATATCTACAGTACCAAACTCCTGAGATTGTGCATCGTCGTAGACATGAGCTTTGAAATCCATAACAGAAAAGTCAGCAGTACCACCTACTAAATCCCCATCATTTGCTCCCAATCTAGTCACTCCTGTGAGCTCCCCTATAGAGAGCTGTAACCCTGTAGCGGCTGCTATAGGAGGGGTGATAAAGGCAAAAGCTATAAAGAGAGCTCCTTGCTGGCTGTTATCCGTTCCTAGCTTCTTATTAATTGTGTGAGATATTATCTCATAATTAGAGTCCACTGCCTCCCAGGTAGCTTCCTCTTGCATAGCTACCCTATACCAAAACTCATCTTCGTCTGTATCTGGAGGGTCTGTAAAATAAGTGCTAGCAAGTAGAATATTGTCATCGCTGTATGTAGTAGCTCTAGAAAGGTATCTATCTGCTCCATCAGCATCTCCCACCCTTAATTTAATTCCCACCTTGAGCCTAGCTACCTTCTCTCCATTGATGGCTGTGGCATCTCCAGGGTAGTCATATCTAAGTACTCCAGATATTAAGAACGTTCTATTTACTGGGTACTCTATGTCCTCATCGTCGAGAATAGTACCAGCTACTATATCCGCTCTTGTGTAATTGGTGTCCATTACAACAGGTTTATCTCCCTGGTAATTTCTAGTCCTTATTACTTGCTTAAAAGAGGGAGCGGAACTTCTCTCAAATCCGTTGAGCTTCTCCCACTGAGCAGAACCAGAGCCAAAGAGAGCACTTATAGAGGTGTTTTCTACAGTGTTATATATTACTGTTCCATCTCCTAGTATGTGATTGACTATCTCTAAACCGCTGGAGCCATGAGATTGAATAGCTCCCAAAGGAACCCACCAGATAGAGCCCTGAGCCATAAAGATACTCGCGTTGAAAGTGATAGCTAGACTCTCTAAAACTTCGTAGCATGAGAAAAATTGCTTGTCTCCGCTCTCGTCTTTATTATAAAAGGCATCATGCGAAATCTTAGCATTTGAGAGCTGTTTATTTTGAGCTCCTCCTATGTCATCCTTGTACTCCTTACCTATGTAATCCTCAAAGAACCTTAGCTCTATATCTGCAGCCTCCCAGATACTAGATATGTGCATCTTTTGGATAAGGTTGTGGAGGTGTTTAGTAATTTTATCTGTACCTACATACGGTGTGCCATCGTTGTTGTAGTCTATACCTTTCAAATTAGCTAGTCCATCAACAGCTGTAAGAGTTACAGGAGCATAGGGGTAGTCATCTGGTATTACTGTTTGTTCTGGGAGTATCTCTCCAGCCCACCACAACTCATTTGTAATATCGGGATCTCTGTATATCTCTAGTCTAAAAGTTCCCTCCTCTAAAGCATCTAGGAAGTTATATAGATTATCAAAAGACACACTATCTGTTTTGGGATGATAGAGCGTAATTTGTACTCTACTTCCTACAATAGGTTTACACCTGTCGTACTCGTCGAAATCGTAGGAGAGATTAAATCCATCTGGACCGAGGTTAAAAGCAAAGTTTGTATCTGAACCAGCTGAATCTAGAACAATGTCAACTTTCCAGTCTGTATTGTTTATATCTGTAAACTCCGATGTAGCGTATATTAAAGCCATTAGAATCTATTTCTATCTCGTGAAGCTCTAGAGTTACTTATTACTATATCATCTCCAGAGATACGCCCGTAGACCTGTACTGTACTAGCTCCCATCATATCTTTAAGCTTTGAGAGAGGAGCTATAACTTCAGGATCTATAGAAGCATTTCTATTATCTCCGACCATTGCGAGACTAGGCCCAAAGGCTAACCCTCCACTATGTAGAGCGGGGATGTTTGCTAATAGAGCATCCAAAGCGGATAGTCCAGCGAGAGCAAAGGCTGGAGCTAGTAGCCCTCCTCCAGCTATATTCCAGGGAGATAAAGGATTAGTAGCTGCTGCTATTACATTAGCTTTTGCCATAGCTATAACTGAAGAGATCGCATTTTTTGCAAAGGTCTTAAAAGCCTCCGCTCCTGTCTGAGCACCTGAAACCATTTCGCCAAACATCGTACCCATAGCAGTAGCTACTCCTTGAAATTTAAACTCTATAACTTCAGCTCCCTCTGCTATGTCGTCGGTTGCTAAAGAGAAGTCATTTAAGAAACCTAACAGGGCATCTGTATTCTGCACATTAAAAGTTTGTCCTAGTGCATCAGTGAGCTGTACTATAGCTTTCTTAGACTCTAAAACTGCTCCAGGCATTTGACTGAAGCTGACTAAAAGTCTATCTATCTCTGAGCTGAATATTTTCACCTCCTCAGTAGAGCCTCCAGCCACTGGACTTATAATAATGCCTCCTCCATTAGCTCCTCCCAAATCTAAATTAGCATGTATCTCCTCCAGCTCTTTGTCTAATAAACCTAAAGAACCTGTGAGCCCCTCAACAATCTTCTTATATCTATTTACGCTATCGGTTGCTATCTGAGGCCCTTGCTACTAGAAGTTCTGAAGTGGCTAGAGATTTATTAGCCGCTGTTAGCTTTTCTTTCCCCTCTCTTATCTTCGCGTTAATGGCATTGAGAGAAGCTTGTCTATCTAGCGTCTTTAATGAGTCAATAAACTTATCCGTTTCTTTCCTAGAGTTTTTAATATCTCCTGAAGTGGCCACCATTATAACCCCTAGAGCTACAATAGCTGCCCCTACTAAATAGATAGGATTGAGAAGCATGGCAGCGTTAAGAGCTATCCAAGCAACTCGAGTAGCTGCGATGCCTGATATAAGTTTGGGTAATACTATGAGCATTGGACCTAACACAGCTAACAGCCCCGCAAATATTAATATATTTCGTTGTGTGTCTTTGTGTAGGTTGGTAAAACTTGCGGATAGATCTGTGATAAGCTTCGCCAAAGCGTTAAGCGCTGGAGCTAAGGCATCCCCAATAACAATGGCAGCCCCCTCTAGAGCTGAAGTCATGCGCTTTAGAGCTCCAGCAGTTGTATCATTCATTATGTCAGCCATAGCTTTGGCTGCTCCGTCTG